AAGGTCCCAAGCACATGACGCGCAACCCCTAGTCGCATACCACAATCCCCGGTAGCATAGAACTATATTCCTACATGCTGGATGTTGCGGCGCACAAATTTAGCCGGCGGCCTCGAGGCAGGGGGGGGACAGGGCCCTGCGGCCCGCTGCTAGTGCTGTGGCCAGGGGTCACAAGAAAAATTTTAAAATTTTTAAGCCCTCTACAACACAATCCTTTACCGTTGCATTGCGCCTCGTACCCTGCTACTTTACCGCCATGTTCCAATCGCTCCCCTATGAGCCACGCAAGCTGGAAGCCACCGAGGCGCGTCTGGAGGCGATCTATCACGCCGCCAAGATGGGGCTGAAGGGCGACGCGCTGGCTCTGGCCGCAGGCATGCTGCCGGTCGAGTACCGTCAACTGACGCAGTTCGACCCCATCGCCAGCTATGCCGAAATGAAGGGCCGCGCTGACGGCGAGCAGGAGATGGCGACCACCATCTACACGGCGGCGCGTGAGGGCGACGCCAACGCGGCCATGAACATGCTGAGATACTCACACGGTTGGGTTGCGAAACAGGCCGTCGAGGTGACCATCGACCAGAAGATATCCATCACGGCGGCGCTTGAAGAGGCGCAGCGCAGGGTGTTGGACTTAGTCGCGGAAGAGATACATGCAGTCCCCACAATATAGCGCGGAGGACGAGCAAGCTCTTATGGCGTCCCTGTGGACGCCTGCGCTCAAGAACGACCCGCTCAAGTTCGTGATGTGGCTGTTCCCGTGGGGGCAGAAGAACACGCCGCTGGAGAACTTCGCAGGCCCGCGCAAGTGGCAGCGCGAGGTGCTGAAGGAACTGGCCGACCACATCCGCGACAACGACGGCAAGATAGACTTCGAGACGCTGCGCATGGCCGTCAGTTCGGGTCGCGGCATCGGCAAGTCGGCACTCGTCAGTTGGCTGGTCATCTGGATGTTGACCACCCGCATCGGCAGCACCACCATCGTGTCGGCCAACAGCGAGACGCAGCTCCGCGCCGTCACCTGGGCCGAGATTACCAAGTGGCTGGCCTTGGCACTCAACAGCCACTGGTTCGAGGTCAGCGCCACCCGCGTGATGCCAGCCAAGTGGCTGACAGAACTGGTCGAGCGCGACCTGAAGAAGGGCACGCGCTACTGGGGCGTCGAGGGCCGGCTGTGGTCCGAGGAGAACCCCGACGCCTACGCGGGCGTGCACAACTTCGACGGCGTGATGCTGATCTTCGACGAGGCCAGCGGCATCGCGGACCCGATCTGGGCGGTGTCGGCGGGCTTCTTTACGGAGAACACGCCCAACCGCTTCTGGCTGGCATTCTCGAACCCCCGCCGTAACACCGGGTACTTCTACGAGGCGTTCAACGCCAAGCGGGACTTCTGGCGCAACAAGGTGGTCGATGCCCGGTCGGTCGAAGGAACGGACAAGGCAGTCTATGAACAGATCATCCAGGAGTACGGTCCTGACAGCGTTCAGGCGCACGTCGAGGTCTACGGTGAGTTTCCCAGTGCTGGAGATGACCAGTTCATCCCCGTTTATCTCGTTGACGACGCCTTCGCGCGACCGCGCTACAAGGACGCTACCGCCCCTATCATCATCGGCGTCGATCCGGCCCGGTTCGGGGCGGACGCGACGGTCATCGCCGTCCGGCAGGGACGCGACCTGAACGCCATCAAGCGCTACAGAGGCGACGACACGATGGAGATCGTCGGGCGCGTGATCGAGGCCATCGAGGAGTACAACCCGGCGCTCGTCGTGATCGACGAGGGCGGGCTGGGGGCCGGCGTCGTGGACCGCCTGAAGGAGCAGCGCTACAAGATCAAGGGCGTCAACTTCGGGAACAAGTCAGTGAAGCCCATCATGTACGGCAACAAGCGGGCCGAGATGTGGGGCCTCATGCGTGAGTGGCTGAAGACGGCGTCGATACCGGCGGACAAGCTGCTGAAGTCCGACCTGACGTCGCCCAGAATCAAGCCGGACAGCAAGGGCACGATCTTTCTGGAGGGCAAGAAGGAGATGAAGGCGCGGGGGCTGGCCTCGCCCGACGCCGCCGACGCCATCGCGGTGACCTTCGCGTACCCCGTCGGCCACCGCACCCCCGTTGACAAGCAAATAAGGCGGTCGTATGGTAGGACAAGCGTTTCAACTTCTTGGCTAGGATCGTAGCACATGGGCAATACTAAATCTATTGGCGTGGCGTATTCAGATCAGGACATTTCAGGGGCTGACACCCTTTCCGCCGTAGACATCTACGCCACCGACGAGATCGGCTACGCGGCTGATGCGCAGGGCACTGTCACGCAGTTGACGGACAAGTCCACGGGCGTGACGCTGAACAAGTCTGCTGGCCAGATCACCATGAACAACGCCGCACTTGGGGCCACCACCAACGTAGCGTTCGTGCTGACGAACAGCACGATCAGTGCCAAGGACGTGGTAATCGTCAACGTGGCAGGCGGCACAGCGGCGACTACATCCTACAACTGCTGGGTTTCCGGTCATGCAGCTGGGTCTGCTACCATCGTGCTGCGCAACATCACGGCCGGCTCTCTGTCCGAAGCCGTTGTGCTGAACTTCGCCATCATCCATTGCGCGTAACATGGTCAACTTGTCCGTCAAGCGTGGCGAGAAGCTGCCTGTCGGCAAGGGTGCGGGCCTGACCGCCAAAGGTCGGGCCAAGTACAACCGCGCAACGGGCAGCAAGCTGAAGGCTCCGGCGCCCAACCCCAAGACGGCCGCCGACAAGGGCCGCAAGGCGTCGTTCTGTGCCCGCATGGGCGGTGTTGTGGCCAAGTCCAAAAACGCCGAGCGTGCCAAGGCGTCCATGAGAAGGTGGAAGTGCGGATGAAAACGGGCCTCTACGCCAACATTCACGCCAAGAAGGCCCGCATTGCCGCCGGATCGGGCGAAAAGATGCGCAAACCGGGCACCAAAGGCGCACCGACCGCTGCGGCCTTCCGCAAGTCAGCCAAAACACGGAAAAAGTGACATGCCGCTGGTAAAATCGGCCTCAAAAGGGGCATTTCGGGCCAATTTGAAGGCCGAAATTGCAACTAAACGCCCGCTAAAACAGGCGGTTGCAATCGCGTATTCCGTCCAACGCAAAGCTAAAAAGGGTAAATAGAATGGCCCCGCGCCTTGGCGGCGAACTGCCGCCCTACACCACGACCGGCACCACAAAGCCCAAAAAGCCCCGCAAGGCTATGGTTTCTCCAAAATTCATGGCCACGGGTACACCCGGCACGAAAAACTACGTGCAGCGGTCACCGCGCGTCAGCACTGGCATGCCGGGCACGAAGAACTTCGTGCAACGCATGCCAGGTGGTGCCCACCAGCGCAAGCCGAGTGCCGCCGGCGTTGGCATGGGGCGCGTCATGAACACCATCCGTGCCAAACTCACCGCACCGCGCAAGCCGGCCAAGTAAAGGATTACGACAATGGCAGGAAGTTCTTCACGCGGAAAATCAAGCGGCTCTGGCTATCAAGGCGCAGGCGCTAAGACTGACTATTCATCGCGCGCACGCAATAGTTATAGCGACACGATTGCTGGTAATCAGCGCCAGAACAACATCACTTCCAATTCGATGACTGTTAGCAAAAGCCCCGGTTCGGGTTATCAGGGTGCGGGCGCTAAGACTGATTACGCATCGAATGCGCGCAATAGCTATAGTACGGCGGTTGGTCGCCAGACGACTGTCAACAAAAGCCCCACAAACCCTATTGGCCGGCGTTATGCCGAGGCTATTGGCCCGAAGATGCCCGGCAAAACGCGCGGCATAGGGTCTTTTTTCACGGCTACTGTTGCCAAGCCTCCGGCCAAAAAGCCCCCCGTAGTCGCCGCCAAGCCTGTTGCCAAAAAGCCTGTCGTCGCCAAACCGGCGGCTGTCATCAGCAACGTGACCAATGAGAAGCTGAGCCCGGCCAAGAAGGCGATGGCTCGCGCTAAGTCGCCTGCCACACGTTTCGGCGTTGTCACGGGCAAGACCACCGGCACGCGGGTTAGCGGCGGGGGCGGATACGGCGGCGGCGGTACACGCGGCGGCGGCAGCCTCAGTGGCGGCGGCAGCGGCACTCGGTCGGCGGGCACCAGCCGCACGGGCGGCACCCGCAGCAACGACCCAGTAAGGGGCTGATATTGGCTGACGACGGCATCATCGGCGCGGCGCAGGTCGCCAACGGCGGGTCGGACAAGTCCGACCTGCTCGCCACCATGCGCTCGCGTTTCACGATGGCCCTCGCCGCCTACAGCGAAAGCCGCGAGGATGAACTGGATGACCTCCGGTTCATGGCGGGTTCGCCTGACAACCAGTGGCAGTGGCCGGCCGACGTGCTGGCGACGCGCGGGTCCGTGCAGGGGCAGACGATCAACGCGCGGCCCTGCCTGACCATCAACAAGCTGCCGCAGCACGTCCGGCAGGTGACCAACGAGCAGCGCCAGAACAGGCCGTCGCCCAAGGTCATCCCGGCCGACGACAACGCCGACGTGGCCGTGGCCGAGGTGTTCGACGGCATCATCCGGCACATCGAGTACATGTCCGACGCCGACGTGGCTTACGACACCGCCTGCGACAACCAGGTGGTCTACGGTGAGGGCTACATCCGCATCCTCACCGAGTACACCCGCGACGACAGCTTCGACCAAGACCTGAAGATCGGGCGCATCCGCAACTCCTTCAGCGTCTACATGGACCCGACGATCCAAGATCCGTGCGGGTCCGACGCCAAGTGGTGCTTCATCACCGAAGACCTGCTGAAGGCCGAGTACGAGCGCCAGTTCCCCGACGCCCAGCCGATCAGTTCGATCCTGGCGCGCGGCATCGGTGATCAGGCCCTCAGCATGTGGCTGAGCGAAAACACCATCCGCATTGCGGAGTACTTCTACGTAGACTACGTGCCGTCCACCTTGAACCTGTACCCCGGCAACATCACGATGTTCGACGGCACGCCGCAGGATGCGAAGCTGCGCGCCATGTTCGGCCAGCCGCTGCGCTCGCGCAAGGCCGACCGCAAGCGGGTCATGTGGCTCAAGACCAACGGCTACGAGGTGCTGGAAGAGCGCGAGTGGGCGGGCAAGTGGATACCCGTCGTGCGCGTCGTCGGCAATGAGTTCGAGGTCGATGGCCGCATGTTCGTGTCGGGCCTTGTGCGCAACGCCAAGGACGCCCAGCGCATGTACAACTACTGGGTCAGCCAGGAAGCCGAGATGCTGGCTCTGGCGCCCAAGGCCCCCTTCATTGGCTATGGCGGCCAGTTTGAAGGCTACGAGATGCAGTGGAAGACCGCCAATACGACCAACTGGCCGTATCTGGAGGTCAACCCGGACGTTCAGGACGGCGCCGGCAACGTGTTGCCGCTGCCCATGCGCGCCCAGCCGCCGATGGCCCAGACGGGCCTCATTCAGGCCAAGATGGGCGCTGCCGAGGACATCAAGGCCACCACCGGCCAGTACAATGCCTCGCTGGGCCAGCAGGGCAACGAACGCTCTGGCCGCGCCATCCTCGCCCGCCAGCAGGAGGGCGACACCGGCACCTACCACTTCGTGGACAATCTGGGCCGCGCCATCCGCTACGTGGCCCGCCAGTTGGTCGATATGATCCCCAAGATTTACGACACCCAGCGCGTCGCCCGCATCATTGGCTTGGACGGCGAAGTGGGCATGGCGAAGATCAACCCGATGCAGGCCGAGCCGGTCAAGAAGATCGTCGATCAGGCGGGCACCGTCATCGAGAAGATCTACAACCCGTCGGTCGGCGTCTACGACGTGGTGATCACCACCGGACCTAGCTACCTGACCAAGCGCCAGGAAGCCGTCGAGGCGATGGCCAACATCCTCCAGACCAGCCCGCAGTTGTGGCAGGTCGCGGGCGACCTGTTCATCAAGAACATGGATTGGCCGGGTGCGCAGGAGATGGCGGCCCGCTTCAAGAAGATCATCGACCCGAAGGTGCTGGCCGAGGACGACAAGTCGCCCGAATTGCAGGCGGCCGAGCAGCAGGTCGAGGCCGTGTCGCAGCAGCTTGAGCAGGCGATGGGCCTCCTGAACAACGTGCAGTCGTCGATGGACGCGCAGGAACTGCGGATCAAGGCGTACGAAGCCGAAACCAAGCGCATTGCGGCCACGTCGGCCGGCATGTCTACCGAGCAGATCCAAGATATTGTCATGGGCACCATCGCTGCGGCGGTCGAGACGGGCGACATTTCGGGCAGTCGCCCGATGATGCCGCAGATGCCGGAAGACCGGGGCGCTATGGGCATGCAGGAAGAACAGATGGGACCAATGGAATGAGTAACTGCGACAAGTTCATAGGCATGCTGTTTCTGGCCCGCGACGTGACGCACTCGGCGCACCTCAACACGCGGTCTTTTGCCAAGCATCAGGCGCTCGGTGGTTTCTACGATGAAATCATCGACCTGGCGGACAAGTTTGCCGAGATGTATCAGGGCAAGTACGGCCTGATCGGACCGATTGCGCTGATGTCAGCGGACAAGTCCAACAATGTGCTGACGTTTCTTGAGGCGCAGGCAGAACAGATCGAGAAGACCCGGTACGACGTGGTTGACCGGGAGTGTACGCCGCTTCAGAACGTCATCGACGAAATTGTTGGATTGTACTATAAAACGATCTACCAGTTAAAGTTCCTCGCATAAGGACCGGATCATGGGCTTGAAATCAACCACAAACTGTTTGGGTTACCAGCAGATCACCAGCTTGTCGGCATCCACCGCGCTGACTGTGCCTACCGGCGCGACGCTAGCGCTGATCGTTGCAGAAACGCAGGCTGTGCGCTGGCGCGATGACGGCACGGCGCCGACGGCTTCTGTCGGTATGCCGCTGGCCACGGGCGTATCGCTGTCTTACGACGGCGACCTCAAGGCCGTCCGGTTCATTCAGCAATCTGCTTCTGCAACGCTTAACGTGTCGTATTACGCATGATCCGTTCGCCTGCTGGCTTTGATGGTGGTGACCGCATCAAGCGGTATCTGGACTATTATCAGCCCAGCTACGGCGTGATGATGCTGTCGGCCGGTCAGTTTTCTCCTGCGTCCTTGTTCAGCGCAGGCGAGCAGGGCGCGTGGTACGACCCGTCTGACTTCAGCACGATGTTCCAAGACAGCGCAGGGACCACGCCTGTCACGGCGGTTGAGCAGCCTGTCGGGCTGCTGCTGGACAAGTCGAAGGGGCTGGCGCTTGGCAGCGAGCTGGTCACGAATGGTGACTTCTCTGTTGACGCCAATTGGACGAAAGAAACTGGCTGGTCAATATCAGGTGGAAAGGCTGTCTTCACATCTGGCGGGACAGCATTTGCCAACATATATCAATCGTTCACAACTGTCGTCGGGCGCTCTTACACACTGCGGTATGACCTTGGTGTGGTAAGTGCCGGAAACACTAGCGTGAAAGTCTATACTGGGGCCGGTATCGGGGGTGCGGTGATCGGTGCAGCCAATTTCATAACTGCTCCAACAACACAGGCGCAGGTGATTTTTGTAGCAACGGCCACCACGACAACTGTTGGCCTCCAAGCAAACCAATCACTGCAAAATCTTCAGTTTGACAACATCTCCGTCCGTGAACTCGCAGGCAACCACGCCTCTCAGGCCACCTCCACCTCCCGCCCCGTGCTGAGTGCTAGGGTGAACCAACTCACTTTCAGTGAGCAGTTCAGCAATGCTGTTTGGGTCAAGGACGCATCTGGAACAGGAACGGCCCCCACAGTTTCTTCTGGGTTTGTTGATCCAGATGGCGGATCGACCGCTTGGCGTATTCAATTGAATAGAGGCGCTGGAACTTCAGGAACTGATTTCAGCCGCATGTACATCGTTGTTCCCGCCAACAATCCGGGTACAGGTAAAATTTACCTGAAGAGCAACACTGCTTCTAGTTACAGCACTCATGTTGGCTTTGGTGGAGCCGCTGTTACCGTGACTGTTACTCCGACATGGCAGTTGTTTACTGTACCGCAAACAGGACAGGCTGACTTCGACATCGTTTTGCGCGGTTCAATCGGTGCAGACGCAACAGCCGATATTCTCATGTGGCACCCTGATGTTCGCGTCACCAACGATGGCGTAGGCATCCCCGCCTACCAGCGCATTAACGCTGCAACCGACTACGACACCTCTGGGTTCCCTCTGTACCTCCGCTTTGACGGCACGGATGACAGCCTCGCCACGGCGAGCGTGGACTTTAGTGCTACCAATAAGATGTCAGTATTTGCGGGCGTAAGGAAGCTGAGTGATGCGGCAGACGGAATGGTTTACCAGATGGGTGACGCCAGTGCGCTGCAATCTGGTACATTTGAACTGACAGCGCCCGGATCAAGCACTGTAACCAAGTTCCAGTTTTTGTCTCGCGGCACTGTCAATGCCATACCGTTTACGACGTCAACTACCTACAACGCTCCATACACTGGCGTCATTGCAGGACTTGGCGACATAAGCGGCGATGCGGCAACGCTCCGCATCAACGGCGCGCAAATCGCACAAATACTCACCGATCAGGGAACCGGAAACTACGGCAATTACCCGCTCTACATTGGTCGCCGCGCTGGTACATCGTTCCCCTACAATGGACGCCTCTACTCCCTCATCATCCGTGGCGCTCAGTCAACGACAGCGCAGATCACCTCGACTGAAACGTGGGTCAACGGAAAGACGAAGGCATACTGATGGCTTACATCTTCCGTACGCTTATCATCGCCGCTGCCGGCGCGCCGCTTGCCCGTACGATTGCCGCTGCGTTTGG